CTATTTGGAGGAAGTTAATGCCAACTCCCAGACATCCTGTAATGCAACGGTTTTTGGAAGAGTGTGCCACGTACAATTTAACTGGCAAGGAAGCGTATGAAGTATATAAAAAAGAAGGTATCCCTAAAAAAATAGGAGCAAAGGTAGTTGGGATTGGGAGGTTTATGAATATGTATTACCCAGTAAGAAGCAAGCAAACCCTGACAAGCGATACTAATGCACCAATACAAACAACCAGTTTTAAATTATTTGGTATACCAATATTTAGTAAAACCACAAGGAGGTGGAGTTAATGTGCCCTGTATGTGAAGGAAAAAATATTATATTTGAAGGCAGATGCTTTACCTGCATTGACTGTGGGTGGAGCAAGTGCAACTAGGAGGAGGTATGGCTTTAAGTAAAACAACATGGGAAAACTATGTAGCTATCAAGCACATAGTAGGCAGGAACCCTTATGCTACCTTGGATGAAATCGGCAAGGCAATCGGTCTAACACGAGAGCGTGTCAGGCAAATAATTGCGGAAGCTAACAAGAATCCAGACGTAGAACCTATTGAAAGGCACGCACGTAGAGGTGGGGGATTCAAAGCGTACTGTATCGAGTGCGGAAAGAAACTAACAACAGGCAAGAAAGCCTTTAAAGAAAGCACCAAGACTTGCCGTGAGTGTGCCAAGGCTAAACCTATAGTCTTCTTTTGTTCTGGTTGCGGTAAGGAAACTGTGAAGTCTACCCCCGAAGAGATAGCTTCATGGAAACAAAATAAGAAACACGTTCAAAACCCCAGTCTAAACTTCTGTTCCCTAAAGTGCAGTGGGCACTGGCTTGGAACGAACAAGGGCTTTGGGGCTACTAGGAAAAGAGAGGAAAAAATTGGTTGATAGTAAAGAAATTAAGGCAGTAAAGGAGCGGTTCGATAACTGGAGTCAATCAGTTAACGTATTGCTTAACGAAGAAGGTACTGGCTACATCGTTAAAGGTGACGAACGAGTACCCGAAGAGATAGTAGACGGGAAAGGTGACGAGCATCCGTTCGTTTTGCCTAGGGTCACGGGCTTGATAGACAGCGTTATACATAAAGGTGACGGTTTCTATACACGGCTACCGTTAATACAGGCTATAGAGCATATGAAGACACAGTACCCTAGGTTACAAGGTGGTACTACAGTTGAAGAGTACGAAGACATACTGATGGAAGCATCGGGAATGTCTACGGTTAAGATGGAAGAGTCTGCCAGTTTTGGAATAAGAGTTCACTCCATACTGGAAGATATATACAACTCTGGTATGGATAAGTATCGCCATGACTCAACCATCGTAATACATAAAGGGAAGGGGGGTTATGCTAGTGAATATCGACCAGCGATAGACGCTTGGTATGAATGGATGGAAAACTCAGGCTTGCACCCCATAGCATCTGAACAGGGTTTGTATTACCATGATGAGTCCAGTAGCAACGCACCAATCTCGTTTGCTGGTAAGGCAGACCTGATAGCAATAGATGATGATGGGGTTCCAGTTATTGTGGACTACAAGACTGGTAAACAACACATGAATCACGCACTGCAGTTATCCGCATACTCACTGGCACTGTCGTATTGCGGTATAGGTAAATTCCTTGATACGTCAGCAGCGTCCAAGGTAAGAGCGATTGCGTTGTACCTACCCAAGGAGGAGGGGACAGACATAAAAGTCAGAGAAGTTAGACATACACTCAGCCAACAACAGGTATTCCTTTACGTCTGTAAGCTACGGCAGTGGCAAGCAGGTCGGTCTAAGTGGGCAAGTAAACGTGGCTAAAGGCGACGGAAGGTTTCACTTTATATACAAGGATAAGCCTGAGAAGCTAAGTGACGAACAACTCAGGGAAGAAAAGTACGAAGCAGATATATATATTGCTATCTTCCGTAGGGTAAAAGACAAATTAAACTGCGATGAAAGACATAGAATTCTCTCAGTAAACAGAGAATTTAGAAAAAGAAAACTACGGCTACGAGGAGAATAAACCGTTCGTGTAACCCAGACAGTACTGGTTGTACTCAATAATGAATGCCTGTGTTCTGGGGGGTGTAGCTTAGAGAGAATAAGTTACGTATACCTATCAGGCTCTCCTTTTACTCCGATACTCCTGTGAACTTTAACGGTTGAAGTTACAGCAGGTGTAGCCAATGTCCTGAGCAAGACGGGAAACTGCTCTCACTTTGGAGGTGAGTATGGATGAAGTCGATTGGAAAGTAGCGTATCAAGTTGAGCATGAGGAACACAAAAAAACTCTTCTCATGCTGGATAAAGCAATGGAAGAATCTGACCGAGTGTTTGTTAAGACACGAGACATGATTCGTTTCTTGGAAGAAATTTCAGAGCAGAGTGCCCCACCGCAACCTGTTCCCAACAGTAGTACCAGTAGGAGAAGGTATAAGTATGACTGATATATTAGTAACAAAGAGGGGAACAATCATAGACGTTGAGTTCCCCACACAGAAGGTACATCTCAGGGCAGAGCGACTACGTGATAAGGGGGAGAAGTTCACCACCGAACTGTTGATAGAAGCTGAACTCTCTATGAACAATACGTATAACAAGGTAGAGATTAACCACAGTAATGTGGACATGCTTGATAACAACGTAAAGAAACCCCTGATAAACACACTCAGTGAAGCCACTATGGATTACCCCTACATCATGTGGGGCAACATTATCAATGACGGTTTTAAAGCAATCATGGCTAAGCATAGAGAAGGTATGCCAGCTGAACAGATGACTGAGCTTGATGTACATAACCCACGTAGCTACGCACTGTATCCGTTCTTCACCAAGGGTGTAGCCAATCTGGTATGGGCACCCGGAGGCTCCGGTAAATCCTACCTAGCTTTGCTTACGTCCGTACTCGTTGACCGTGGCATGAGTGCCTTGGGTCTACGGGCACCGAAAGGAAACGTCCTGTATCTGGACTGGGAAGAAGAACAGAACGTATTTAAACAGAGGCTGTTCGCCCTCCAGAAGGGACTTGGTGTAGGCAACCCTGAAACCTCTGGTATCTGGTACAAGAGAATGGCAGGTACTCTGGCTAATAGCATAGAGGCTATATCGAGAGTTGTTGTAGATAACAACATAACCTACGTAGTAATAGACAGTGTTAACCCTGCACTCGGTGGCAAGAGCAGTGACCCCGATGCTGTAGAGGAATACTTTGATGCACTCCGCATACTGGAAGTAACCAGTGTCTCGATAGACCACGCTAACAAAGCAGGGGAGACTACTGGTAAGTACCAGATATTTGGTTCTTCCTTTAAACAGGCTCGTGCCCGTCAGATGTTTGAGGTTACCAAGATGCAGGAAAGTGACACGGGTGAGTTGAAAGTTGTCATGCACCACAGGAAGGCAAACGACTTCGGGACCATAGGTCCCAGAGGGTTTACGATTAACTTTGAGATGATAGATAAATACAACAGCTTGGAGGATGATTACGAAAAACAACTAGATGTAGTAAAATTCGACACGTTAGGGCTAGGTGAGGAGAGTGGTAACTTACTACGGGGAGAAACTTTAACCACTATCTGCCACCAATTAATAAAAGCACATGGAACTATGGAACTAGAAGACCTCAGGAAAAGGGTGTCTAGTATTAAAGATAACGATGTCGCATCTGATGCCATTGAACTGGCTGTACAAAATTCTAATTTACTCAAGCTAGATATAAACGATAGTACCGTTGGATTAGCACAGGAGCAAAAAGAATGGACAACGTAAGTGACCAGATAGTTAAACTGCTGGAAACAGCATACGATGCAGGACTTACACTCACCTCGGAAGAGGGTGCCCTGAAGATACGGGGACCTGAGTCTGAGTCTGAATTAGTACAGAAGATTATAGACAACAAACAGGAAGTTATAGACGCTCTTAACACTGCGTATAACCACATAGACAAAGAGGTTCAGTCTCTCAGGGATAGGTTACGCAAAGGTATCGACTGGTTCTTGGCGGTAGACCCCCACCTCTGGGATGCTAACGACAACCCCATAAACCAGAAGACTAAACTGGAACGTAAGATGACCCAGCTACTCCACAAGTGGAGCGAAATGGAAAGACTACTCCGTAATCTGTACGACTATGAAGGTTGTATCTACGATGATGGAGTCTGTCCTGACGGGTCACCTGTTAAGTGCGGTGGATGCGAATAGTATTACCAGACCTCCCACCCCGTGAGGCTAACCCGAATAGCAACACACATCACTACACACGCAACAAGGTACGGGCAGGGCAGCACGAAGAAATGATTGCCTACGTACTGGAACAGGGCAGACCTGATACCCCAATGGAACGTGCCCACATCACCATAACGTGGCGTGCCAAGGATAAGCGTACCAGAGATTCGGATAATCTTTTTGCAGCAATGAAGGGTAGTATAGACGGGCTTGTAAAAGCTGGAGTTCTTGTTGATGACTCAGCTAAGTACTTGTCCTATACTCTATACTACGAGTGGGGTGATGAGGTAACAGAGAACGAAACCATAATAGATATAGTGGAGATTATATGAGTAATAATAAAATAGTTCAGGCTATGCACCTTGGTGCAACATTAAAAAAAGAAGACTATGAAGAAATACTGGAAGACCTATACCGGAAAGTGTCTACCAGAATGGAGTCTAATCCTCAGTTTAAGACAAAGGAAATATCAGAACTATTACAAGAAATTGGAGTAATGTTACAGGTTGTAGAAGAGGTTCTATATGAAGATTAAACTAACTTTACTAGGTATTGGCACACTGATTGTACTGGGTACCAGCGTTTTCTACAGGGTCAGGAAGAGTCAGACGTTATAACGTCCTTACTGAGGGCTATGATACCAGCTGCACACACGCCTGATATCTCGTTCATGTTATTGAATATACCCAGTATACCTATGATTCCCAGAACAAGAATCGCAGTTAAGACCTGAGGTCTTATGTGTATTGTTTCCCACCATTTCTTAGGCATTCGTCACCCCATGCAATAAATTTCTTTTTATTATCTACAACTATATAGAAACCCTTAGGAGGTTTCCAAGACTTACGAGTTTGTTTCGGCATTGTTTGCAGGTATCCTGATTACTTCACCGTAATGAAATAGTAGTGTGTGGTTTTTACGTGTGAGGTTAAGTGATAAGTCTTCTGTATCTTTTGGAAGATTATGGTATTGCTTCTCAATCCAAGAACAAGTGTCACAGTGTCTTGTTACTTTGTTATCACCCATACCACTAAGGATTACCAAGTTGGACAGCAGGTTCAGACATTGTAATTTCTACGTTGTCAGTCACTGTCCAGTTAGCCCCGGTTACTGTGTTGGTTATTTGAAATTCTTTAGTAGCTAGGTCTGAATCATTTCCTATTTCGTTCTGCCGAATTATCAGAGTTCCAATATCAAGGTTCTTAAAGGTACATGTTCCACCCTTGGTAAAAACATTTGATAGGGTAAGTGTGCCTACCTTGCCATTGACTCCAGAGGATGGGGCATCAATCCATATGCGGTCATACTGACCTCCTGAAGTAACCATAGCTTCAGCCTGATGGTGTCCACCTCCAATGGCTCTGTTCCTAGCAACGCCAGAAGTTTGAATAATTGACTGTCCGTCAGAGGCGTTATGCTCAATTATGATTGTGTGGATATCAGCGTCCGATAGGTCAAGTGACTTACATCTGGACTTCTCGAAAATAAATTTCCCAATTTCAATTCTCGTTGCTGTAAAAGCAGGGTCAGCTACAGTAGGGTTGCCACTTATAAGTATTGCTTCTGACTTTCCCGATGGCAGTATTGATGCTTCACTTCCTGCTGCATCACCTGTATAAACGGTACCTACCGATACGTTCTCAATTGTTATTTCCCTAACAGGAATAGCACCTAGGTT